CTGCGAAAATAAATATTTCTTTATTGATTTCGGGGGAAGCATCAAATACTTTAGCTACCTATTTAATTAATGAAATAGCAGAAACCAGAAAAGATTGTGTTGTGTTTATTTCTCCGGAAGAGTCAGATGTTGTAAATAAAGAAGGTTCTGAAATAACAAATATAGTTGCTAGAAGAAATACTTTACCAAGCACAAGTTATGCTGTTATGGATGGAAATTACAAATACATATTTGACAGGTATAACTCTGTTTATAGATGGATTCCATTCAATGCTGATGTTGCTGGAATTTGCGCCCAAGCGGATAATGTTAATCCTTATGTTTCGCCTGCGGGGTTTGCCAGAGGAAATATAAAAGGAGCAGAATTTTTAGCATTTGTTCCCAATAGAGGGGAAAGAGACGATCTGTATATAAATGGTATTAATCCAATAGCATCATTTCCTGGAAAAGGTAAAATTTTATTTGGTGATAAAACAATGTTAGCGAGGCCATCTTCTTTTGATAGAATTAATGTACGAAGATTGTTTATTATTTTAGAAAAAGCTATAGCAAATGCCGCTGAAAATTTATTGTTTGAATTTAATGATGATTTTACACGATTAAATTTTGTTTCTATGATAGAACCTTTTTTAAGGGATATTCAGTCACAAAGGGGAATAGAGGATTTTAAAGTAATATGTGACAGCACAAATAATACACCTGTGGTGATAAATAGAAATGAGTTTAGGGGAGATATTTTTATCAAGCCGACTAAATCAATTAATTTCATTGGATTAAACTTTGTCGCAGTGGCTTCAGGAGTTGAATTTTCTGAAGTAGTCAACGCAATTTAAGGAGAAAATAGATGGCATTCGATATAACAACTTTTAGACAGGCCCTGGTCTATGATGGTCAAAGACCTAATTTATTTGAGGTTAAGATTCCACATGGTTCCGCTAGTTTTTTTAATGGAACTGATATAAACCTGTTTGCTAAAGGGACCTCAATACCCGGTACCACAATAGGAACTGTTGTGGTTCCTTATTTTGGTAGAGAAGTTAAATTAGCAGGAAATAGAACTTTTCCAGAATGGACAATAACAGTTATTAATGATGAAAATTTTGCTATAAGATCGCAATTTGAAAAGTGGATGAACGGTATAAACGATCATGTTACGAATACAAGACAAACGGGTGATTCATCTAGTGCTTATGCATTAGTGGGGAACGTTCAACAATTTAGTAAATCTGGTAGTTCAAAAGTAACTGCATCATATAGCTTTCATGGTATGTTTCCAACTGATCTTTCAGAAATCACTCTTGATTGGGGAGATAACGATACTATTGAAGAATATACCGTAACTTTCTCTTATGATTACTGGAGTCGAACAAAGAGCAGTCAAACAGGCGGTAAAGGAACAGCGGATACTATTTCTATTGGTGCCTCTGCATAAAAATCTCAATTTTCTGATTTTGCGAGTGAATAAATATAAATTAATAGTATTGTATTATTTTTACTCACTCGCATTCAGGAAATATCATGCCCATTGAATTGTTCGGTTTTTCGCTCGGAAAAACCGAAAAGAAAACCGTAAAAGCCCAAACCTTCGCTGAACCAGAATATGAAGATGGATCATTAACCGTAGCATCTGGTGGTGCTTATGGAACATATGTCGATCAGGCAGGAGCCATAAAAAGCGAATCTGAGTTAATAAACAGATATCGTGATATGGGTCTTCAAGCAGAAGTAGAAAATGCCATTGATGATATAATTAATGAAGCCATTGTAGCCTCCAAAGACAAGCCCCTTGTAAGAATTAATGTAGACAACTTAAATATCTCTGAAAGTATCAGAGACAAAATAAGAGTAGAATTTAAGCAAATAAGCAAACTTCTAGATTTACAAAATTTAGGACACGATGTTTTTAAAAGATGGTATATTGATGGTCGAATTTATTATCATGTTGTTGTTGATGAAAATAATCTAGAAAAAGGAATTCACGAATTAAGAGTATTAGACCCTAGAAAAATAAAGAAAATTCGTGAAAAGAAAACCGATAGACAATCTGATGGTACCTCAAAAACTACTGTCGAGGAATATTATGTTTATAATCAAAAAGGAATATATCAATCACAGGGGCAGACAATGGGTACTGCTTTTACAAGTGCCGCCAGTGGTTTAAAAATAGCTCCTGATGCGATTATATATACACATTCAGGACTAATGAATAGTACACGTACATTAGTTTTGTCCTACCTACACAAAGCAATCAAACCATTAAATCAATTAAGAATGATCGAGGATTCTCTCGTAATTTATCGTATTTCACGAGCCCCAGAGAGAAGAATTTTTTATGTTGATGTTGGAAATTTACCCAAGTTAAAAGCAGAACAATACATGCGTGATTTAATGACACGATACAAAAACAAACTTGTATATGATGCTCAAACGGGTGAGGTTAGAGATGATAGAAAACATATGTCAATGCTTGAAGATTATTGGATGCCAAGAAGAGAGGGTGGGAGAGGAACAGAAATTACAACTTTGCCCGGTGGTAATAATCTTGGAGATATTGAAGATGTATTATATTTTCAGAAAAAACTTTATAAATCACTAGGTGTTCCTATTTCTAGACTTGAATCAGAAGCAAACTATACGATTGGTCGTGCTACTGAAATTTCAAGAGATGAAGTTAAATTTACACGATTTGTTAATAAACTTCAAAGTAGATTTAGTTTACTGTTTGATGAAATGATGGAAAGACAGTTGATCCTCAGGGGAATAATGTCTAAAGAAGATTGGAAGAATATTAAAAATGAAATATATTATGAATTTGAAAATGATAGTCATTTTGTAGAAATAAAACAGAATGAACTTATGCAAGATAGATTGAATATTTTAAGAGATTTACAAGAATATGCTGGAAAATATTGGTCTCATGAATATATTAGAAAACATGTTTTAATGATGACCGATGATGAAATTAAAACTAATGATGAGCAAATTCAAAAAGAAACTGATGATCCTAGATTTTCGGGAGAAGATAATATGCAGTTCAATTCTGTAAAAATAGATACACACAATAAACAAGAAATTAATGAAAATATTGATAAAAAGATTGAAGAAAAATTTGAATTTGCGAAAAAAGAAAATGATATTAAAGATAAAGTAAATGATATTCTTTTTTCTGTTTTAGAAGATGATGAAAATTTTGTAGATTGATCCGTAGATGAGTGCAGGAATAATAAATGAAAGACGATCAAAAAGATTTAGATTTAAGTAAGGTTCTAGCAACTTCTCTTGCTTATACTAAAAAACAATTAAAAAAAACTAAAGAAGAACTTGTAGAGGATATAAAAGAAATTTTAGATCCTGTTACTGGTGAAACAGTTAAAGTTCTTGAAATTAAAGGCACTGTAGGTCCTAAGGGAGAAAAGGGAGAAAAGGGCGAAAAGGGGCTTGCTGGCGAAGTGGGCGTTAAAGGAATATCAGGAAGAATTGGTCCACAAGGTGTTCAGGGTCCTAGGGGAGATTTAGGAGATATTGGACCTATAGGACCAATGGGAGAAAAGGGAGAATCTGGTGATGATGCTGATGTAACTAAACTCGTAAAAGAGTTAGATAATTTTAAAGAAGTTGTTAAAAAGATTAGTAAAAAAGCCACTTTAACTGCCCAACGAGTGGCCGGTGGAAGTGGTTGGGGAGAATCTGGTGGAGGCGGAGGAGGGGATACTTCTTCCGGAAGTGCGGGTAGTTCCGGAAGTTCTGGCTTGACATATGCATCTTCTGGTTCTGCTGGAAGTGCTGGTTCTTCTGGAATTTCTGGAACTGCGGGTTCTGCGGGAAGTGCTGGCTCTGCTGGAACATCTGGAACTTCTGGTGCTGATGGTCCAATTGGAACTTCTGGTTCTGCTGGTTCTTCTGGATTGACATATGCTTCTTCTGGCTCTGCTGGAACTTCTGGATCATCTGGAGCTGATGGTCCAATTGGTACTTCTGGTTCTGCTGGTTCTTCTGGAAGTGCAGGAAGTGCTGGAAGTGCAGGATCATCTGGAACATCTGGTTCTTCTGGAATTTCTGGAACTGCGGGAACTTCTGGAACTGCAGGTTCTTCTGGAAGTACTGGTTCTGCAGGAAGTGCTGGCTCTGCTGGAAGTGCTGGTTCTTCTGGAATTTCTGGAACTGCGGGTTCTGCGGGTTCTGCTGGAAGTGCTGGAACTTCTGGATCATCTGGAGCTGATGGTCCAATTGGTACTTCTGGTTCTGCTGGTTCTTCTGGATTGACATATGCATCTTCTGGTTCTTCTGGTTCTGCTGGTTCTTCTGGAAGTGCTGGAACTGCAGGAAGTGCTGGCTCTGCTGGAAGTGCTGGTTCTGCTGGTTCTGCTGGTTCTGCAGGAAGTGCTGGAACTTCTGGATCATCTGGAACATCTGGTTCTGCTGGAACATCTGGTTCTGCTGGTTCTTCTGGATTGACATATGCATCTTCTGGTTCTGCTGGTTCTGCGGGTTCTTCTGGAAGTGTTGGAACTTCTGGATCATCTGGAACATCTGGTTCTGCTGGAAGTTCTGGAAGTTCTGGGACTGTTGGTACTTCTGGTTCATCTGGACATGATGGTGGTTTTGGGGGTGCTTCATTTGCATATCGTTACAGTACAGATCAATCAACGAATGATCCAGGTACGGGTAAATTGGCATTTACATTAACTACTGGTGCTTTTACATATCCCACTACTGCTAATAGATTGAGAATAAGTGATACTGATCAAGATGGCACGACAATTGATTCTTTCTTACAGACAATTGATGATGTTGCTTTTAGTGTTCCAAAAGGCCATTTTCGAATTTATGATAAATCAGCTCCTGAAAAGTATTTCTTATACAGCATTAATGAATTTGATACCACAAATCCCTCATGGTATTATGTGGATGTTACATTTTTAGATTCTTCATTAAATAATTTTCAAAACAATACTGAAATTGTTGCTTCATTCGCAAGAACTGGTGATTCTGGTACCGCTGGAACTTCTGGATCATCTGGATCATCTGGCTCTGCTGGAAGTGCTGGTTCTGCTGGTTCTGCAGGAAGTGCTGGTAGTGCTGGAACTTCTGGATCATCTGGATCATCTGGCTCTGCTGGAAGTGCTGGTTCTGCTGGTTCTGCAGGAAGTGCTGGTAGTGCTGGCTCTGCTGGAACTTCTGGCTCTGCTGGAACATCTGGT